CCAGATCCAAGCCTTCCGTGGTGTTGGTAAAAGTTGGATTACTGGAGCGTTTGTTCTCTGGACTTTATTCAATGACCCAGAAAGAAAGATAATGATCATTTCCGCATCTAAAGAACGTGCGGATAACATGTCAATTTTCCTACAAAAACTAATTATTGAAACTCCATGGCTAAATCATCTCCAACCCAAATCAGACGATTCCAGATGGTCTCGAATAAGTTTCGACGTCGCCTGTTCTCCACACCAAGCCCCAAGCGTAAAGTCGGTGGGCATAACTGGACAGCTCACCGGAAGTCGCGCAGATTTGATGATATTGGACGACATAGAGGTTCCTGGAAACTCCATGACGGAGCTTATGCGTGAAAAATTACTTCAGCTCTGTACGGAAGCTGAATCCATCCTTACGCCGAAAAGCGACTCTCGTATTATGTATCTCGGGACTCCTCAGACTACTTTTACTGTTTATCGTAAGCTGGCAGAGCGTT